GAACATAAAAGAACCAATTGGTTTTTTGGGGTTGCGAATACCAACTCTATTTCTTCTAAGAGATTTGGCAATCTTTTCTAACGCCTCACTTTGTCCAATAACTGAACCTTCCAATTCTGTTTCCATATTTATCATTCTTTTTCCTTCATCTTCACTTAGTCTACTTAATGGAATACCTGTCATTATGGATACAACTTCAACAACATCTTCTGGTTTAATTTCTTCTCTTTTTGAATTTAAATTGTTCAACCATTTTTCTTTTTCTATATCTAGTTTTTCTCTTGCAATTCTTTCTTCATCTCTTAATCTTGCTGCCTCTTCATATTTTTGACTTCTTACTACTTCGTTTTTCTTATTCTTTATTGTATTTATTTTTTCTTCTAACGTAACAATTGTTTTTGGTGGTTTAAGATTAATTTGTGTTCTTGATCCAACCTCATCCATAATATCAATTGCCTTATCAGGAAATTCTCTATCAGTAATATATCTATCTGCTAGTTTAACACATTTCTCAATTGTCTCATCACTATAACTAACTTTGTGGTATTGTTCATAGGAATCTTTAATCTTATTAAGAATTTTGATTGTATCTTCGACAGAAGGTGGTTCTATTAGAACTTGTTGGAATCTTCTAGTTAACGCCCCATCTTTCTCAATATTCTCTCTAAATTCGTCTAATGTTGTTGCTCCAACAATTTGTAAATCACCTCTAGCTAATGCGGGTTTCAATACATTTGCGGCATCAATTGAACCTGACGCATTACCTGCCCCTACGATAGTATGTAATTCATCAATAAATAAAATAACATTATCTACGTTCATCAATTCATCTACAATACCTTTAATTCTTTCTTCAAATTGACCTCTATACTTTGTACCCGCAACTAATGATGTTATGTCCAAAGATATGATTCTTTTATTTAGTAATGTTCTAGGTGCGTCACCTTGTACAATCTTTAACGCTAAACCTTCAACGATAGTTGTTTTACCCACACCGGGATTACCAATTAAAACGGGATTGTTTTTCTTTTTCCTAGCCAAAATTTGTGCAACTCTTTGTACAGTTTCATCTCTTCCAATAACAGGATCAATATTTCCATCAGACGCTCTTTTAGTTACATCAATTGAAAAATTATCCAATATGGGTGTTGATGAATTGGATGAACTTTTTGATGACTTCTTATTACTATATTTTCCACTATATTTGTTTTCACCATCATCACTTTCATCAATACTATTATCTAGTATATATTTTTCTGTGTGTTTTTTGTACTTTTTGTAGTTAACTTTCATCTTTTTAAAAATTTTGTTTATTTCGTTTTCGTTTTTTAAAGTTGATAATAATATATGGTGTGTGTCTAAATAGTTTTCTTTAAGGTCATCACATTCCATTTCCGCTTCTCTTAATATTTTTTTAGTTGTAAACTCAATATCTGGTTCGTCTTCGTTGAACTCTACATTTATTTTAGATTTGTTTGCTAAAATATTTTTTTCAATTGATTTGTACAATTTATCTATATCAACATTCATGCTCAAAAGTATTCTTATTGCACTATTGTTATAATCATTTATAATAGATAACATAATATATTCGATTTTCAACTCAAAATCATCGTATATTTTTGTCTGTTTAATAGACATATTGATGATTTTTCTAACTTTAGGGAGTACTTTCTTCATAATACAATTCTTTTTATATAAATATATTTTGATTGGTTTAAATCGTAAAGATTTTACAAAATATTTTTATCGGTGGACTCAAAGATATAATAATTTTTATTTAAAACAAAAAACTGACAAAAATGGTAAGAAAAAAAATAAAAACTGACAAAAATGGTGATACTATCTTAACGATTACATTTTATGTCATACAAATCGTATTGGTACACCAATTGATTATTTGTTTTCGTAAAATTAATAATAAAAATAAAAAAATTAAAAAAATGAGAAGAAACTTTTTTACTATTTTTAGAGATTTTGAAAATTTAATGTCTGATGAACTATTTGGTGATTTCAATGCCACACTAAAAGATGATTTAAATAAAACTATACACAAGTATACATCTAATAGACCACTAAGTAATGTATATGAAGATGAATGGTCTTATAGGTATGAAATTTTTACTCCTGGCTTCTTAAAAGAGAATATCAATGTGGAAGTTAAGGGTGGTGAGTTTCAAGTCACTGGTACGTTAAATAATGACAATGATAAAGAAAAAAATAATTGTATTATTAAGGAATTCAATCTAACTAAATTTTACAGAAACTTTGTATTACCTGAGAACGTTTTATTAGATGAAATTCACGCAAAGGTTGAGAATGGTATCACAACAATATTTATTCCTAAAGAAAAACCAACTAAAATAAAAGATTATTCTAGGAAAATAGAAATTGAATAAAAATCCTAATAATATCAACTATTTAATTAAACCACATCTTTACTTTGATGTGGTTTTTTTTATTTTTAATTTGGAATAACAAAAAATAAAATTAACTTAGCGATATGATTAATAGTGCACCAAAATTTAGAAAGATTTTACTTTTATTAAAAGACAAAGAAAATAAACCAGTAGATAGTGTGGAGTATTTAGATTCTGCGATAATTATAACAGGCAATTATGTAATTATAACAGAAGAACAAAATGTAGACATAGATAATCCCGCAACGATTACTGGAAACATTTACGAAATGAAACAAATACATTCTTATAAACTTTTTAAATATTAAAAAAATGATTTTAACAAAAAACAATTATGATGGAAATGTTGAATGTCTTTATGATAGTTCAAATATTATTGCATCTAAATATGTAACTAAGGATAAGAAATTGGCCGTGATTTTTAAATCTGGTAGACAATATGTTTATTCTAATGTGACGTATACAGATTATAGTAAGTTTGAAACTAGTGAAAGTCAAGGTAAGGTGTTGAATACGGTTATTAAAAAATACCCTTATAGTAGGGCAGAAAAAGATGTTGATGTTTCACCTTTGTTAGAACAGATAAATAAGTTAAAAGAAAATTTGACGTAGTGTTAAAGAAGATTTTAGAGGAATTTAAAGAAACTAAACCTAAAGAGATATATATTGCAGTATACGAAAATTTTACTTACGGTTTTTTGGGTGCTGCGATAGTATCATTTATAACATGTAGAATAGACATTGCAGTTTTACTAGGTTATTTATGTTACTATATGTTTTTGAGTAAGGTAATAAATAGACCAAAATATATAACTGATTTAGGGAAGTTTATATTATTTCCTGTACCGACTGCGGTTGGTGCGTTTGTAGGGTACAAAATAGCGTTTTTATTAAATAGTATATTATAACATATGAAAATTGATTCTTTGTTCATATCAGATGTTCATTTAGGTAGTAGGGGTTCAAACTCAAATGAATTAATAGAGGTTTTAAAAAAATATGAACCAGAAAACATTTTTATAATAGGGGATTTTATTGATGGTTGGTTATTAAGGAGAAGATGGTATTGGAATAAAAATTTCACATTATTAATTAGGAAATTAATATTATTATCTGTGAAGGGTGTTAACATTGTTTATGTCACAGGTAATCACGATGAATTTTTAAGGGAATTTACACCTTTTAGATTTAACGAAAATGTAGTTATTGTTGATGAATATATATGGAATCAATATTATATATCACACGGAGACTTGTATGATGGTGTTGTTAAACTAAAATGGTTAGGTAAGTTAGGTGGTATTGGTTATGAATTGGCAATATTAATTGATAGGTTTTTAAAGAAAATTGGATTAAAACGATCTTTTAGTAAGTGGGTAAAAACAACAGTTAAAGATGCAGTTAAATTTGTAACGAATTTTGAGAATCAATTATCATTTCAGGCAAAACAAAGAAATTGTGTGGGTGTAATATGTGGACACATACACACGCCAGTAATTAAAGATGTTGTAATCGGTGATAAAGTTATACAATATATTAATTGTGGTGATTGGATTGAGAATAATTCATATATAGTATATAATGATGAAAAATTTAAAATTGAATATTTTACATAACATAAAAAATTTTATTATGAAAAAGAAGACGTATCAGATTAAAAAAATTATGAAGGATTGTGATAATAATTTACAACACGTTTTATTGTTAAATAGTTTAGATGAAGTTTTTGAAAGTGATAATCTAGATGAAGTAATTAAGATGTGTGAAATATTCAACAAAAATACAGACAGAGGATGGAGGTATGAAATTATAACAATCTTAAAAAAATAGTATTTATTCGTTGTTCTTAATATTTATTTAAAAAATAAAATATGAAAATAAATAAGTTAACAGAACAAGAGGTTAATGATATTATAAAAAAAGATAGTTTAGATCTTTCTACCTTTGAAATACAACCCACGCTAGAACCAAACATATTTGATGCGGATGAACATATGCACCCTGAAGTTAGAAACAGGATGTTAATGATTGCAGATGATTTCTTTGAATCCCTTAATATTGGTTGGGTGGATATTTCAGATATTACATTAACAGGTAGTTTGGCTAACTATAATTGGTCTAAATATTCAGATGTTGATTTACATATTTTAGTAGATTTTGAAGAAGTTGATGAAAATGTTGAATTAGTAAAAGAGTATTTTGATAGTAAAGAGTCTTTATGGAATGAACAACATGATATAACTATAAAGGGTTATGATGTTGAACTATATGTGCAAGACAGTAAAGAACCACATATTTCTAGTGGTGTGTATTCTGTATTATGGGATGGTTGGATTGTACAACCAGATAAAATGTCTAGAGAAATTGATACAGAAAAGGTAAAACAAAAAGTTAATAGTATTATTACATCTATTAATAGTATATATAGAATGTATAAGAGTGGAGAATATGATAAGACTATTAGAATGATTGATAATCTCAAAGAAAAGATTAAAAAAATGAGACAATCTGGTTTGGAAAGAGATGGGGAATATTCTTTTGAAAATATCGCATTTAAAGTTTTGAGAAGGACAGGGTATTTAGGTAAGTTGTTCGATATGAAAAATAAATCATATGATAAATCTTTAACCCTTAAAGAAAATTTTAAACTAAAAAATGGTAATAAACTAAAATAAGTAGATTTTTATCATTTTTATAATATTTATTAATAAAATAAAATTATGGGAACATATTTAACGGGGACATATTCTGTTTTACATACTGATGGTACTGCAGATTTTTCTAATTTTGTATATAGCGCAGTTTATTTTAACTCAGGTGCAACATATACAATTAATGGGGCATCAGTAATTGGTGTTGCAGGTGAAACATTAGATATTATTGTACAACAAAGTGGTACTA